ATTTACCCTGTAAAGGTATAATATGGTCTACATGGAACTTAATTCCATGTTTTTCAGATTGTTCCACAGCATGTATATAGGCTTGTTCCATTAACCAGTAGTCATCTTCAGTAAGCCATTTAGGTGTTCTGTTTAATAATGCAGCACGCCTCTTCATGTCTAATGCGCGTCGTTTACCTGGATTATCCTTTTTGTACTTATTTAGCACTGGCCTAAGACATTTAATACACTGTGACTTGTAAGTACCTGAGGCGTCCCCACGCCTGTAGAATTCTGAGTATGGTTTTACTATTTTACACTTTGTGCATTCCTTAGCACCTATTAAAGGCTCTTCAGGCCTGCCTGCAGTTTCATACGCTTCTTTACGTTTACGTTCGTAAGTTCTCTGACATTCACGGCATGAGGATTTTTTACCATCTTTAGCTTTGCCGCTATTATTAAACTCTTGTCGCTCTTTTAGAACTTTACACTTTGTACATCTTTTCATGTAACTCCCTTATGTTTGATAAGGGTAGTATACATTATTTAACCTTAAAGTTTCCTGGAGTAATTTCCAGGACTATGTTGAAGAAGGAAACCCTGAAGGCTTCTTAGCTGCTCCACTACCAGGGAAACCTCCAGTTGGAGCTTTCTTAGTAGGAGCAGCAGCACCGCCACCTTGTTGAGCTTTCTTCCAAACTGCAACAGCTTCTTCTGTAACACCATCTTCATATTTAATTTCAGATGCGAATGCAGTATCTTTATCTAAACGAGAACCGATATCTTCACCTGAAAGTACTTCTGAACCAGATGCTCCATCAGCTATTCTATAGAAGCGTCTTACTGACACATCTTCTTGAATTTCACCTTTATACATACGGTAACCTACTTGAATCCATGCTTTTACAGCTACATCATTAAGTTCAGGGATACAAGATAACTCTTTAGCACCTTTTTTAAATGTTACTGTAGTTGTCTCTGGATCTGAAAGTTCTTCCTCACCAAGTACTGCAGCAAGTGCTTCAAGAATTTTATAACCAAATGTTGGCTGACCTTGAGTTCCGATAAGGTTATTACCGTAAGACATACATTTGTCGAAGAAGTAGTTCGCTTGAACTGCTCCGTTAGTAGTTGTTACTACCTCACAATGTTTTAATGTTAAGTCGAAGATACCTGATTTGTTAATGTATCCGCTTCCGCCTTCTGTTGCTACCGATTCTTGTTTTACTACCATGAATGCCATGATTATCCTTTGTGTTTAATTGTTAGATTTTGTTAAAGTACAAACTCTTGTGCTTCTACTTTTGAAGCTGTTAGTTTAGCTATATGCGCGTTAATATCATATTTGTCACTGTCTACAGAATCTTCTAGATCCTCTAATGTAGTACGACAAGGATGTTTCATTGAACGTTGATGTATGATAAACTTACCTGATTTCTTTTCAATGAAGATTGCTTCATTTACTACTGACATCCATGAACCTGCTTTACCGAATTGACCGGTTGCTGGTATAACGTGTCTTGCTGTATCTGCGTCGAATATAGTATGGGCTACGATAACTACGTTAACTCCATTTGCTATTAGTACATCTTCGATATATGCATTTAGATTTAACGTATCACGGTTGTTATTCTTGTGAATATCAAAACCTTTGAAGTTATTATCATTAAATGCTTGCATAGTTGAGTAAAATTGAGTTACTGTGTCCATGACTATTGTCTTAGGCAAGTGCCCCATTTTCTCTTGGTATACTCCAAGCTTTTCGTTAATAGTATCAATCAACCCATCAATGCCACTGTATTCAGTGATATTCATATGTGGAACTGCGAATCCGTATTCTTTACGGTCAAAGTTAATTACCATAGCATCTTCGATTTTTGATGCTGTAGTTGACTTACCTGTATTCTCAAAGCCTGAGATTAGTAATTTTATTGCCATAGTGGCTCCTCTTCTGGTAACTAACCAGTTATTTGATTTGATGAGTTTTAAGACTTCTCTGGTCATTAGTACCTATTACTATCACTTTAGTTTTACCAGATGCTACATCATCCATACGCTGTTGCATCATAGCCCAGAATTCAGGAGTACCGCCTATTATAGCTTTATACTCCTCATCTGTCATCACTATGTAATCTTTAAACGATAATCAGCAGCTAGTAAGTATCTCCACTCTGGAAGAGCTTTGAAAGCTTGTACTGAATCAGCTATTAGGAATAGAATTCCTTCAATAAACTTATAAGCTTGGTCGTCAAACGGTACTGTAAAGTTAAATGTTCTTACTGGCAAAGTCTTAGTAGGCTGTACAGCATAGCATAGCTCAAGCTGAGAGACCTTAATACCTTTCTGGTGTAAAATGTATGCATACGTCATTGCTTGGAGCTTATAGGCGTAAGAGAACGTAGAAGGCTTACTAGAAGCTGTCTTATAATCTCTAACAGTAAGCTGCCCAACAGGATTAAGTAAATCATCGTTCGGAACAGTACTAGTAATAGCGTCATAAGTACCTCCAACCCAAATGTCAGGTAATAGTTCGTGAGAGATATAATCTTCTGTTGCAATTGTATTAGCTTCAAGTACATACTCCTTTATTAATGGCTCTGCCATATTACGCCATAAGTCTCTTATCTTTTGTGTGTCATAGTCCTCGTTATCGTCATACGGTTTTAAGTACTCTTCCACATCTTCTACAAGTTGTTCTTGAGAATGCGGTACTTTACTCATAAGACTATTAGCAACTACTTCTGCACAGTGGTGACAAATTGTTCCAAGTACAGTACTTGTAGATCCTGTAAATTTCTTAGCTTCACCTAGTAGATTTTCTCTATACCAAGTAGTCTTATCTGAAAAAAACTTATCTACACCTGACGGGCTTATTTTAAAAGCCCCTTCTGGAAGTTGGTCCAGGCCATCGTAATAATCAGCTATTGCCATTATTTCTCCTATTATCAAAAGTGTGTTGAAGTGTCCAATTATTATATGAACTATTCTTCTTATTGTTGTTATTGCGTATCATATCTACTAATCCTTTATATTTTAAATTAGTGTATTCATGCATTAACTCGTCTATTGTTAAATCATAAGATTCATTAGTTAATAGATTATAAAATGTATGTTTAATACTACAAGTATTTCTTATATACTTGTTCCTATAATCTAGTCCTTTTAAAGTCCATGATTTATGTAATCTTCTACCCATATCTGTACGTACTACCTCAATCAATTTTCTATAGTCAAGTGCTTTGGCCTTTGCAAACTCTTGTAAAGGCATCACTATTACTTCACTAGTCTTAGTATTTACCCAAGTGTAATCTTCAGTGTATTTACGTTTAGCTATATTGTTTGCTTTGATTATTTTCAAAGTAGCTTTAGAGTACATCTCTTTATGTGTTTTACCCTTATTAGCAGACACTTTACCATACATAGGGTTTCCAGAACCAGTCATCGCTTTAGATATTAGTTCCTTAGCTTGTTGATATACTTTTGCAGCACCTGCTCCAACTTTAAATAATGACATAGGTGAAGCCTTTCCATCTTTCATTAGTTGTACAGCAAGAGCCATTTTAAATGCGCTTGTAGTATCTTCCAGCTTAGTGTAGTGCTTAAACAATAGTACATGTGCCAGAAAATGCTCTCTAGCAGTTAGATTTACTAAATTAGTTTTAGTGTTATTTCCGCCTAAACTTCGAGGTGTTATATGATGTGACTCAAAGTAACCTTTCTGAGTTGGTCTTGATTTGGCTTTGCTTACAAGATTGTCGTACCACTGGGAGTATTTAGTAGTTTGCATTGGTTTCCTTTATTTAAACTTAATACAATTGTACCCAAAGCTGTCTTAGTTATTACTTAATATTGTGTTACACACTAAAGTATTGGCTATATTTGTAAACTACCTTCTGTTATTTTATAGTTCTCCTGTGTCATCTGTATGTCTCCTTCCGTCGTCTCCGAAGATGCTCTCTAGAGCCTCTTCTATTTTATATCCTATATGGCGAAACCATATTTCTATTGCTTGAAAATCAAACATCTTCTACCTTTCTTATAAATATTTCAACCCTTGGGTTGTCTTTATCCTGTTCTCCAACATAAGCACACTCTTTGACACAATGTTTTACGTTATCATTCTCTATTAATCCGTACTTCTCAAATGCATCATTAGCATGCTTAGATGCTAGTCCACACACATTCATTAAGTCTGAGGCAGCGTTCTTGTAATAATACTTGAAGGCTACTTCATACTTGCCTTTGATTGGTTGAGCATCTAGCTCTTTAAGTTGCTTAAGTATATCTTCTGTGAACCACTTCTTAACTTCATTTTTAATAAAGTGGTGTGCTGTACGATACCAGTTCATACCTACCAAGAAGGTTTTATCCTTCTTAGTTTTAAAGTGCTGGGTGTAGTAACATGGGATTGTTAAATGTATAAACTCATTCATATTACATAAACCCCGGGAGGCTTTTTAATGAGTTTACTGCTATCCCATACAAACCAAGCATACTCTGTAGCGTCACTAGCAGGTCGTACAGGTGTTTTACATGATACACACAAAGCTGCAGGAACTGTTATTTGGTAAGAAGTAGAATCTGTACATATACGTTTATCATTGCAATCTACTTTTTTATTACAGCACTTAGCAATAAATTTAGGACGATTAGCAAGTACA